CTCAATCAATTAAGAATGGTTGAGGATTCTCTGGTTATCTACAGATTATCCAGAGCACCAGAACGTAGAATTTTCTATATTGACGTTGGTAATCTTCCAAAAGTCAAGGCAGAACAATATCTGCGTGACGTAATGAACCGTTATCGTAACAAACTCGTGTACAATGCGGACACCGGAGAAATCCGTGATGACCGTAAGTACATGGCAATGTTAGAAGATTTCTGGTTACCTCGTCGTGAAGGTGGTAGAGGAACTGAAATCTCTACACTTCCTGGTGGTCAAAACCTTGGAGAATTGACTGACGTTGACTATTTCCAAACTAAACTCTACAAATCTCTGAACGTTCCTTCCAGCAGACTTGATAGTGCTGGTGGTTTTAACTTAGGTCGTTCTTCTGAAATTCTGCGTGATGAACTGAAGTTTACTAAGTTTGTTGGCAGATTGCGTAAGAGATTCTCTGGAATCTTCAACGATATGCTGAAAACTCAGTTGATTCTGAAGAATGTTATTACTGCAGATGATTGGCAAGAACTGGAAGATCATATCCAATATGATTATCTGTATGACAATCACTTCTCTGATCTTAAAGAGAACGAACTTCTCAATGAGCAACTTGGTGTAATTGCTGCCATGGAACCATACATGGGCAAATACTTCTCTGCTTATTATGTAAGAAATAAAATTCTGAAGCAGACAGAGACTGAAATCATCGAAATGGATAAGCAGATCGAAAAGGAAATTGAGAAAGGTATTTTACCTGACCCAAATCAACCAATTGATCCTGCAACTGGAATGCCAATGGATCCAAATATGGACCTTGGAGCACCAATCAATGAACCAGATTTAGAGAGTCAAGGTAAGGCAACCGAAGCTCCTGAAGGTGGAGAGATATAAATATCTTATAGTTCTTACTATTTTTGATACAAAATGGATGATTTAATGGATATGTTGGTAGGTGGTGAGTCATCTCCTTCTGATGTGAGCGACAAAATTAAAGAGATTTTGTACGCTAAAGCATCTTCAAAAGTAGATGCAGTTAGACCCTCAGTCGGCGCTTCTCTTTTCGGAGAAGATGAAGTCGAAACTGAAGTTACTAATGAAGTTGAAGTAGAGTCCGAAGAGGACGAAGAAGAAACTCAAACTGGAGACGAAGATGTTGATTAAAGTTTTGGCAGCAGAAACAAATTTAAATGCTGCTACAAATGTTAGTAATGCAACTGTAGTTAGAGTGTATAACGGTCACTCTGCCGCAGTAGTTATCACAAGATCTGATTCCGATGATAATACTATCGGCAGTCTCACAGTAAAAAACGGTGAAACCGTTGTTCTTGAAAAAGAACCTACTGATAAGTTGATTACTTCTGCAGGAACAACTTCAGTAAAAGCTGTTAAAGTCGCATTCAGAAATTAAAAAAATGAAACTAATCAGAGAAGAGGTTGAAACTGTAGAATTTATCACCGAAGGTAAGGGTGATAAAAAGAAGATGTACATTGAAGGAACTTTCCTTCAGGGTGACATCAAGAACCGCAACGGTCGTATGTATCCTATCCAAACTCTTGCAAAAGAAGTTGGTAGATACAACGAAGCATACACTAATAAAGGTAGAGCACTTGGAGAACTCGGTCACCCCGATGGTCCAACTATCAACCTTGACCGTGTATCTCACAAAATTGTTCAACTTGAACAGAGAGGTTCTAACATCTATGGTAAGGCGCAACTTCTGAGCACCCCAATGGGTAAGATCGCACAATCACTTATTGGTGAAGGTGTTAAACTCGGAGTTTCTTCTCGTGGCGTCGGTTCATTAAAAATGAACAACGAAGGCATCAATATTGTTGGCGAAGATTTCATGCTGGCGACTGCCGCAGATATCGTTGCTGATCCTTCCGCACCTGATGCTTTTGTTGACGGAATTATGGAAGGAAAGGAGTGGGTCTGGGAAGGTGGAATTCTTCGCGAGAGATTCTGCAACGATACCAGAAAGAGAATAAATACACTCGTTGATCAAAAAGCACTTGAGGAGAACAAACTCCAGTTATGGAGTGATTTCTTGTCAAATCTTTAATTTATAAATAAATATAGTTTAATCAACTACACATAAGGTTAATTCGGAGAGTTCTAAAATGTCCAGTGGCACTAATTTACAAGAAATGGAAGTAGACGTTAAGGAAAACGCTGTAACTGCCGGTGCCAAACCAGCAGAACCAATGGTAAAGCCATCTGGAGCCAGCGTCGAAGATCTTGGCGGTCCTACCCCAGAAAACTACAAGCCAGATGATGATTCAGCAAAGCTGAAGACTCCTGGTGTAACCCTCAAGCAAGTTAAGGATGTTGTAACCAAGGGTGCTAAGCCTGCGGATCCAATGCCTGCTGGCATGAAGGAAGAGGAAGAAACTGAAGTTTCTGACGAGCAAGAAGTAGTTTCCGAAGAGGAAGTTACCGAAGAGGAGACTACCGAAGAAGAAGTAGTCACTGAAGAGGAAGAAGTTGTAGAACTCGACATCGATGCCGATGTTGCTGCTCTTCTCCAAGGCGAAGAACTCTCCGAAGAGTTCCAGGAAAAAGCAAAAGTGATTTTTGAATCAGCAATTAATGCTAAGGTTTCAGAAATCAAAGAAGAACTGGAAGCATCTTATGCTTCTGTTATCGAAGAACAGGTAACAGAATTTAAAACTGAACTGACCGAGCGTGTTGATTCATACCTTGAGTATGTTTCATCCGAGTGGTTAGAAGAGAATCAACTTTCCGTAGAAGAAGGACTGAAGGCAGAAATGTCTGAGTCATTCCTCACTGGAATGAAGAATCTTTTTGAAGAACATTATGTTTCAATCCCTGAAGATAGATACGATGTACTTGAGAGCATGGTAAATAAACTTGATGAAATGGAAGGAAAACTCAATGAGCAGATCGACAGAAATGTTGCTCTGAATAAGAGACTTGCAGAATCCACATCTGATGGAATCTTAAGTGATGTTTCTGAAGGACTTGCAGTCACTCAGAAAGAAAAGCTTGCATCTCTTGCTGAAAGTGTTGAGTTTGAAAGTGAAACCGAATACCGTGAGAAACTGGTAACTCTGAGAGAGGCATATTTCCCCTCCAGACCTGCCGCCAGTGCTCAAACTGATTCTTCTGAATTCATTGCAGAAGAAGGATCCATGAACCAGGAAGTTTCTGGATCAATGGCTGGATATCTTACTGCTCTGGGAAGAGTCACAAGAAAGTAAGTTTTACATTATAACATTAACCCCTAACACTTTTTAAAAGAGGTAAATTCAAATGCAAATGTTCAATGCTGAACAACTGCAGGAGAAGTGGGCACCATTACTGGACTATGATGGCGCTGAAGCTATCAAAGATTCACACCGTAGAATGGTTACCGCAGTTCTCCTGGAGAACCAAGAAAAATTCATGAACGAGGAGCGTGCATTCCTCTCCGAAGCCCCCACCAACGCTGCTAACGCTGCTGGTGCATCAGGTGGTTTCGGTGGTGGTGCTGCCGCTGCTGGTCCTACCGCTGGTTTCGACCCCGTACTGATCTCCCTGATCCGTCGTTCAATGCCTAACCTGGTCGCTTATGACCTGGCTGGCGTTCAACCAATGAACGGTCCTACCGGACTGATCTTCGCAATGCGTTCCCGCTACACCAACCAGAGCGGAACTGAGGCATTCTTCAACGAAGCCGATACCGCATTCTCTGGTCAGAACGATGGTGGCGATCTGTCACAAGGCGATTACACCGCTGCTGCCGATGGCGATGCCACCGTTGGTTTCGGTACTGCTCTGCAGAAGACCAACGCCGCTGGTACTAACCCTGCTCTGCTGCAGGCTGGTACAGATGCATCCCAACTCGCCTACAACGTAGGTCAGGGTATGCAAACTGGAGACGCTGAAGATCTCGGAGACGGATCTGGCGACCAGTTTAACCAGATGGCATTCTCAATCGAGAAAGTCACTGTAACCGCCAAGTCAAGAGCCCTGAAGGCTGAGTACTCCTTAGAACTCGCCCAGGACCTCAAGGCAATCCACGGTCTGAACGCTGAAGCAGAACTCGCTAACATCCTTAGCACTGAGATTCTTGCTGAAATCAACCGTGAAGTCATCAGAACCATCTATAAGGCTGCTGAGACTGGCGCACAAACCAATACCGCTACTGCCGGTATCTTCGACCTCGACGTTGACAGCAACGGTCGTTGGTCTGTTGAGAAGTTCAAAGGTCTGCTTTTCCAAATCGAGCGCGAAGCGAACGCTATCGCCCAAAGAACTCGTAGAGGAAAGGGCAACATGATCCTCTGCTCCGCAGACGTTGCCTCCGCTCTGACCATGGCTGGTGTACTCGATTACACCCCTGCCCTGAACGCCAACCTCAACGTTGACGACGCTGGTAACACCTTCGCTGGTGTTCTGCAAGGTAAGTATCGTGTATACATCGATCCTTATTCTGCTAACCTCGCCGCTAATCAGTACTTCGTTGCTGGTTATAAGGGTTCTTCCCCTTACGACGCTGGTCTGTTCTATTGTCCTTATGTTCCTCTCCAAATGGTTCGCGCCGTTGGTCAGGACACCTTCCAACCCAAGATTGGATTCAAGACCCGCTACGGCATGGTCAGCAACCCATTCGCAGAAGGAACCGCTCAGGGACTCGGACGTATCACCGCTCGCAGCAACCGCTACTATCGTCGCGTACGTGTAGACAACCTGATGTGATATCGGGTACTACTCCCAATTCTACAGAGACCCGCAAGGGTCTCTTTTTTTGTCTAAATACTTAGAAACACCATGAAGAGTTACAAACAGTTCATGGAAGGTCACAAGACCTGCCCAAAAGGTGAATACTACTGTTACACCGATAAGAAATGCAAAAAGATCCCTGGTGGATACCATGTGGGTCGTGGTGGTTATCTTGAGAGAGATGATAACAACGATTCCGAGGAAACCAATGGATCAAAGAACGGTAGTTCTAATGGTAGCAACGGTTCTAATGGTAATGGGAATGGTGGAAATGGAAGTGGTGGAAATGGAGGGGGAGGAGAATGAAACCCTGGAATAATCAATTGGACAACAGGAATTATCTTTCTCCTGTTGGATTTAAATTTACAATTACAAAAGCACCAAAGGCAGATTTCTTTTCTAATTCTGCTTCTATTCCTGGTATCAATCTCGGATATGCAGCACAACCAACTTATCTGAAGGATCTTCCTGTACCAGGAGATAAGTTAACCTACGCAGATTTTTCTCTTCGTTTCTTTGTTGATGAGAATTTAGAAAACTATCTGCAGATTCATAACTGGATGAGAGCACTTGGTTATCCAGAGAGTGTTCAAGAATTCATCGATCTGAAAGTAAAGGATTTATACAATCCTGACAATAGTGCAAAAAATCCTCTCAATGAATATTCAGACGCAAGTTTGTTTATCTACAACAGCATGTTTAATGAGGTTGCAAGAGTTGACTTCCAAGACATGTTCCCTGTCGGTCTTTCTACGATTGAGTTTGATGCAACTGACTCTGATATCCAATACGTCACCGCAGAAGCGACCTTTAAATATGCCATATATAATATAGAAGT